CTGTTGGATAGAAGGTGTCAATGGTAGCCATAATTTGGGTGTGGTGAAATGAGGTGAGTTGAACTGTTCGGAATGAACAGTGTCGGAAGTTGTTGCTCCCAGTGCTCTTTGGTTGCCTTCAGTGAAGACCTCGTAGACCGGCTACCAGTTTGTCCATTGCTGGGACTGATGACTGATATTCTCACAAATGAGAATCAAAGCAAGAACTTTTCTCATTTTTGAGATGCTTGCCAATGAAAAGGGCCAGGCCGATTAAGACCTGACCCTTGCTCATGCTGAGGACGCTTGAGCTAGCGTGAAAACGCCGACACAACGCGGCACCTCAAATTCTAGGAAGTAGCGGCAGAATGCAACCGCTGAAGCTGCGATAGTGCAGCGGATTGTTTCTCTACGCCATTCTTGCCTTGATAATCGTCGCCTTTGCGAATGCGTTCGGCCTGCTCTTGGTAAGTAGCTGAAGCATTGTCGCCGCTGATAAGCCCTGAATCTTCGCGCAGGAACTTATCGATTGCCAAAGAAGCGCGAATAAACTCAGGATCGGATGCCAACTTGCTGCTCTTGATGTCGATGCCGACTGCCAGAGCGCCACGGGCTGCACGCTGCCAGTTGTTCGGAGCATCTGCGCCCCATTCGGTATTCATCCCGTCGATCACGCCCTGAACCTGCTGCGCCTCCATCTCGGCAGACTTGGCAATGATACTGCCCATGTTTTCATTGTTAAGGTCAATCAGCTTATGCAGCGCTTCAGGCGGAATGCCATACTCTGCCGCAATCGTTGCCGCTTTGTTGGCAGTGTCCGAGTTCCAAATCACGCCTTCTGGCAGATTGTCTGGAGCCTTTAGCCCGTAATCTTCTGGCTTCTCTGGAGCGCCGGTGATCTTCCGCACTTCTGCTCGGTAAGCAGCGATTTGTTCAGGCGTTGCCTTTTCGCCTGGTTTCTTGATTTCGCGCTTCTCAGAGAATGCCTTTTCAAGCGACTGATAAGATGCGCCAAGTTGATCAACCTTTGGCTCGCCCTTGGCCTCATCCCAGAACTTGGCTGGAATGTAATCAGGACGAGTGACTGTCGATGGCGCAATGTCTGGCGTTGCCGGCGTTGGTGTGAGCTGCGTATCAAGCGCAGTCGTTTCGGTGGTCGTTGTTGTGGTTTCCATGATGTTTATTTGACGTTGATTTCTTTCCACTGGTTAAATTCACTTGGCCCGTAAGTGTTGACGAACCGCATCTGAAATTGCTGCGAGTTCTCGTAGTAGTTACCAAATCCGCTAGTGTCCCAGCGTGATGGAGCAGGCGCTTGAACTAACAAGGATTCCTTGTCGATTGGTTCCTCGATTGGTTCCTCATGCACTGGCTCAGTGATGACCACTTTCAGGTTAGGGTTTGCCGCGATGTCTCGGATTTGTCCCAAGATGCGCCCGCTGATTTTGTCAGATGCGCGAATGGTGTCATCGACAATGCGCCCGATGATTTCGTCATCGCGCATTACCTCGTTGTTTTCTGTGATGTTGATCATAGTTGTTCTGTTGGTTTCTCTGGTTTCTCGTCGTAACGGGAAAGGTATGTGTCGAGTAGCCACCTGACGTGCGCCTTGCTGCCGTCTGCTAGACCGGCTTTGATTGCATCAGCACCGCTTGATTGCGTAAAGACAGTGGCGAAGACGCCGCCGCACGTTTGGTTCATCCACCTGAAAACGAGTTGGAAATCTTCATTGTGAAACAGGCGAAGCACCGCACCGGTGAGCGACAGCTTTTCATCTTCTCGCAGTGGAGCTAGCAATTGTGTTATGGTTGTGTCCATTTGAAATTTACATCATTGCCTGAGCGACTTCCTTGACTTTATCGACGCCGCCAATGTCCTTCACCGCGCCAGCCGCTTGCTGCATCATTGCCATCTGTTGCTGCGCTTGCATCGCCTGAGCACGGCCTTGACGAATTGCATCGACCTCTTCTTGAGGACGCAGGAAGGAAGGATCAACGCCCGCGAGCCTTGAGCTTTCGCGGATAAACCATGACGGGTTGACCTCATCGACGATCTCAGGGAATACCTGAGCAAGTGACGCGATCTTCTGCACCATTGTATCAGCAGCACGCAGTGACATTCCGCGCAAAGCAAGCGCCAGCCGATTCGTCATCGTGATCACTGGATTCGGCACTTGGATAAGATTTGGCCCGATTTGCTGCACAGACTCAGGAGGTGGAGCAGGGAGCATTCCATTCTCGGCCCACGACTCAAACAAGCGGATCATCATCGGCTGGATCGTGTCGGTGGTATCGCGATCAAAGGCAGGGCTGATGGCATCGAGCTTCTCACCGGCAAGCTGACCGGCTTCAAATGCAGTCATCTCACGGTTGTTCGCAGCGTTCATCGAGAACATCTGGAACATGTCTAAATGGCAGCGACGGCGGATCATCTCTTGGCGCATCTTGACTCGCTCCATTGCCATCGACCAGTCACCGCTCACGTTAAGAGGATAGATGGAATCGGGATTTAGACCTGCGCCGTAGTAGTTCATCGCACGAGCAGATGTTTTCAGCGTGCCTTCAAACGTATCTGGCACCATCATCGGTGGAAACACGGTCTTCTCGGCGTAGACATCCATCATCTTCTGCATGAAATTAAGCTGACGCGACTCTGGCAGGATCGAGAACCCTGGCCCGTAGCCCCACATATCACTAACGTCGAGCGCATCCCATTTCAGGAAGCGACCAACGTGGAAAGGGAACGAATCAAAGCCGCTTTCTTGAACGATCTTCTGGCTCTGCTTCTCGACGTATGCAGAAACAAATGCCTTCTTCTTGCCTGCTGCCATGCCCATGTCGTTGCCGCGCTCTTTTACAGGTCGAGGCTCGACGATGTGAATGAAGGTGAACTTCTTTTCTGAGCCGTTGTCGAATGCTTCTCTGACTGCAATGGGCAATTCATCGCGGCCAAACTTCCCTTCAGCCTGTCGCGCCGTCATTTCAAACTCACGCATGACGCAGTTGGCAGCGCCGTTGTGGTCGGTATCGAAGACGTAACTGCCGATCTTGATCTTCTCAAAGCGCGTCTGGTTGTCTGGCGTCACTTGGGAGAATAAGCAGGATGTCCCGAAGCCCCAAAGATCAAAGAGCGACTCATGCCGCTCTGCGTAAAAGTTACTATTGGCAATGTATTCCGCCGCAAGCATTGAGCACTCACGCAACCAGTTCTTCACGGCATCGTTATTGCGAAACGCGAGGATTGGCGTGAACTCCATCCAGGGCTGCGTTTTGTCGGTCGTCCATGACATGTAACCGGCCACCGCACGCTCGATGGCGTCCATGCCTGTGATGTCGTAGAGTCGCGCATCACGTTGATTCGCAGGCGTGTAGTCCTTTTGAGTAATTCCAGCTTTGCGGGTGAAAATGTGCTCTGCGATCTCCTGCCAGGCTGTGTCCCATATTGCACGCGAGTCTCTCAGCGAATTGTAACGCTTGAGCCATCCTGCCGTGCGGTCGTTGCCCTCAATGTGTTCGCTCATAGGTTACATTCCAGATGCTGCACCGCCTAAAATTTATTTCCCAAAAATTGCGCGAGCAAGTATTTCGTTACCATTAAGACGCTTCGGTTTGCTCGTATTAACCATCACGCCGCTTTGCACGTCGCCAGAACCGAGAGCACCGGCTGCGCCTAATGCAGTCTTGGGTGCAAGCGGATTGACAGGATCAATCGTTTTACGCAAGCCCATGCGGTTGCTGGCAGCAGAATACGCCTGCTCGCCTTGAGCAGAGTCAGCACGCACAGGAGCCGCCATTGGTGGTGGTGGTGGTGGAGCTTTAGCCTTGCCGCCCATGAATGCCTCCTTTGTGGTTTCTCATAATTGATAATCATATCAAAAATGAGAAAGCGCAAGGCAAAATTACAAGCCCGCCCTAATTCTGAGCCGTTGATAGTCGAGCCAATGGATGCGGCCTTCGTTTTCTCGGCAGAAACCTAGCCACTTGCGATCAGTCGGATTCGGATCCAGCCTCAGTAGCTCGGTCAGACCGCCCACTGCTAGCGTTACAAAATAGCCTCGCTCGTATCGGGAATCACCAAACTCTCGGCAGACTTCGTGGGCGATGATAAACGACTCGTTGTTGCTGTAAACGTAGCCAGAATGTAACGCTTCAGTGATGAGTTCCTCAAAGCACATACCGAGATCGGCTGCAATATCTCGTGCGTAATCCGCCGGTGATTCTTTAGTTAGTGTCTTGAACATCGCTGCGTCTGCGTGTTGAGGTTGCCTGCCCTGATCCTGAGTGAATCAATCCAAGCCGGTCAGCTTCCGCCATCGTTCTGATGCCATCAGCAACGTGCGAGGCCCAAGTGTGCAGCGGCACATTGCGAACTATGCCAGACGATGAATCTGATGCCATCTCGTAAGCCTTGATGCCCTTAACTCCAGTCTCACACGCCGGCAGCCTCCATTCAAAGCTCGGCATCAGTTCGCGGACGTAGCCAATTCCCTGCCAGTAGTCGGGAATCACCGGCACAACAATCATCGACCGAAAGCCAGCAGCAGCGGCATCAGCCTCAAATGTAACGCCATTGCGCTGCGTTTGCCTTGCATCGTGCGGCAGGTAGTGTCGGCCGTAGCTGTAGCCTTTGGCGCTCATGTGGGCGAATCGCTCGACGATAGTGAGATCAAGCCCGATGTCGCAGTCGATCCATCTCCACCGGCCAAATGCTAGTCGTTGACCATACCACACGACCGTGTTGCGCGGCCCGCCAAGATCCCAAAATGTATGCACCGGCGAGCGACCATCGACTGGAAATGCACCAATGCGATCCTCAGACAGCGCCTTGCTCATCTCTCGACCATAGATTGCATTTTCGTTACTCACCGAGAAGTCACAGTAGAACTCCTGCCTGATAAGCGCCTCGCTCATGCCTGACTTGCGCTCCTCGTCGATCTGTTCGGCTGTAATAGCCTGCGTGTCGTCGCACGTTAGCACCTGGGCGAACCATGCGTCGTTGGTCTTTGCCATCTTGAGCATGTCATGAAAATGATTCTCACCTCTGGGCGTGCCATTAAACCATGCAAAGCCACCGTTTTCCGCGAGGATCGGACGGGTGTAGTCCCATGCGAGCGGGTTCTGGTTTTGATACTCAGAGAAGACCACACCGTAGTAGTTGCCGCCGACAACGTCTAGGTTGTCAGTGCCCAGAATCTGGATCGTTGAGCCGTTGATAAGCTCGATCCGCATGTCAGTCTGATTCGGCGGCTTCGCGAGCAGCTCCTTTGGAATGTGATCGATCACGCGCATCCCGTTGGTCACGTCCACGTTCTGCCACAAGGCTTTGCGACCGAGTGCAGCAGTGGGAAAATAATACGCCACGTTGCAAGGCCGCTCAATTGCTTTGATGATGAGCTTCGTGAAGCAGAGCTTGTCTTTCCCTGCGCGTCGATGCCACACAAGCAGCACACGCTTGCATTCGTCCATCGTCCTCCATGCAGGAAGCTGATACGGTCTCGGTGTGTATCTGTGCGGAAGCTCAATGGTCATAGCTTGCGAATCACGATCTCAGTCGCGCCAGAATGCTCGACCTTCTCAGGCGCATAATGTCCTGCTCCCTTACCAATCTCGCGCAGTGCGCCAGTAGCAGCGCTAAAGTCCTCAGATTCCTCTGCAGATGCTGCAATTCTAGCCAACCGCTCAAGCCAAGCCTCCTTCGACAAATCAAACTTTCGATCAGCTTTTGCGGCTACCTTAGCCCGCAATTCTTCAATCCTAGACATCACCTCAACACGATTGGCTAATCTCGGCCCAGCAGTTTCAGCCGATTCAGGCGAGCAATCCCATCCATCACGATAAGCTCTAGCCGCAGGCGTATTCAAAGCCACCGACTGGGCGAATGCTTCATGCTTGGGATTCTTCAGTGCTGACATAATTCAAATATTAACCGCCAAAGCGTTACAATTCAACATCGCGTTTGACGATCAGCCAGCGCGCACGCTTTGAGCTTGTCTTCCCAAACGGAACGCCGGCGTCGATCTCTTTGCCGATCTCTTTGCCGAAGATTGCCGTGAGTTCATTGTTAATTTGTAGCGCCTCTTGCCCTGTCATCATTTCAATTTCGCCCGTTGCGTCCTGGCCGTTATAAAGTTCAAACTCATGAGCCGTTGCCAGATACTTAGCGCGTTCCTCGTCGCTGGTAATTTGCCGCGCTTCCATCGCCCGAATCTTAAATAAATCTGGCGACCTGTGCGCCGCTGCCATGTATGGGTTAATCGTTGTCATGTTGTGTTATTCCTGAATTTCTTTGAAGGTAAATGTTGGCCCATTAAACGCAAGTGGCAACGTCCAGTGCCGTGCGCCGCCTCGGTTCTTGTCGCAGAATAGGTTTCTCAGCGCATCATCTGTGCCCTCACCATCCTTCTTGTCCACTTTGCTAATCATGAACACGCCATCGGCATCCTGGCCGATTGCCCGTGACTCGCGAAGTTTGCCTGCATCGTTGAGCTGGGATGCTGTGAGGATGTGAGTGCTAGTGCGTTTGGCGACCTGCTTCATCCTCCGTGAAATGCGTGCAATAATCTCCTCGCGAGTCGCTCCTTTCCTGCCCTCATCCTCCATGAGTTGCAGGTAATCGACCACTGCCACATCGTAGCCGCCACCTTCAATATCTGAGAGGATATCTGAGGCTGTTGCGGTATCGGTATTGACCAAATCGCAGCCCATCTCCGAAAGTTGTCTGATTGACCGAGAAAGCATGTCTTGCTGTCCTCGGCTCATCAAGCCGCTGTATAGCGCTCCGTTATCAACTCCGCTGTCCTCACACAGAAGACGCATTGTCTGCTCCGTAGTGGGCATCTCTAGCGAATACCAAGCCACTCTAGCACCGGCGACCAGTGCGTTTCTCGCACAATTTTGCATGATCGCGGACTTGCCGTCTGATGGGAGGCCAGCAAAGACAGTAACTCGGCCCTTTTGCAGTCCCCCGCATTTGGCATCAATCATCGGGAAACCAGTCGTCCAGCCAGGTATCGCTCCACCTCGCTGCATCCGCTCTTCAATTTCGTCCATCGTTTGGCGGATCGCTTCCTTGATTGTAACCCGTGCCAGTTTGCGAATTACCGCGTTATCGACAGCATCCATCGCAGCCTGAGCCTTTTCAATCGCGTTGGCAATCGGTAGCGACTCATCTGCAAATGCTGCCAGCGCCGTTTGGTGAGCTTCAATGTTTCTGCGAGCAAGATATTTGTCCTGAACGACTCGCTTATACTCAAGGTAATGAGTTGGAGCAGGAATGAAACAAAATAGCTCCGACAAGTAAGCTGCACCACCGACAGCCTCCAGCTCTCCCTTGTTGCGGAAATACTGGGTGAGCAACGGCGGATCAATCGGCGATCCCGTATCGTATAGCGTTACAAGTCCGGTGAAGATCCGCTTGTGAGCGTCAGAGTGAAATGCGGAGACGTTGAGAGTATTCCGAGCATCTCCAATGCGGTTGACAGGGTCTTGCAAGAAACAACTCAAAAGCGAGCTTTCGGCTTCGTTTGAAAAGGGAAGGTTCATAAGCAGGATTGAGGCTGGGACTTTGGTTTGATCGTCAAAGGTTTTTCACATTTACCAAGCCAGTTCTGGAAAAAGTGTCTGCTGTTCTGGCGGCTGTTTTTCTGGCACCATTGATGTGCTCTTTGGAATTCTGCGGCGATGTTGATTCCGCTGTAGTCTGAATTGGTCTTCAGTTGTGCCATCCATTCTTCATCTGATATTTTCTTCGCCTTAGAGTTCGTAGAACTCTTAATTGGTAACGGAGACGGAGACGGAGACGGAGAGCTATCGTTTGCCATAGTGTTTGCCATAGTGTTTGCCATTGGCAAAACGATGGGTGTGCTATGGTTGTGCCATCGCTTTTCCGCACCTGCTTTTCCAGCCTTGGCCTTCTCCTCACGGTATTCAGATTGCTTTTTGCGCTCAAATTCAAGGCGTGCATTCTGTCCATTTGGAAATTTCTGTAACGTGTCAGGCGTTACATTTATGCCAGCAATGCGAGCAAGTTTAGCTGCATCCTCTGGGATTGCGCCACGACTCCATTGGTAGCAAAGCAAGCGGATGTAGACGCCGACTTCCTCCGCTGACAGATCACATGTCCCACCGATAAAGTCGTCAGGGTAGAATTGAAAGGCTGGTGGTTTCATTATTTCCCAATGCCTCCAAGAAGTGTATGATAGCTCGGAAACACGACCTTTTCCCAACCGCTTTCTTCATCCAGGGTAAAGGCCAACCTGCCGGTGCGATTAATTCTTTCGCTGGTGATCATTGCGCGATGAGTCGCGCACCAGATGTCGGCAGCATAGGGATCGGCTTCTTCGTCAAGAAACCAAAAGGCTTCAATGTGATTCTTAGCGTGAACGATGCTGATCGATTTATCGGGCCAAACTGCGTAATAGAGTGTCATAAACAAGGTCGCCCCAGAATTCCGAGGATTGGAAACAGTATTGCGCTGCGTCCTCGAAAGCTGGGGCGTTTTGATTCTTTGTTCATGTTGCAATAATTTATCAGCCGTTTCCACGCGGCTACCTTGCGGTGATTGATGCTTATTTAGCGCTTGAGGCTGAACAAGCGGTATTTTTCTCTTCCTGTGTCTCGTAATGCCATGCGCTTGAGTCCTCTGTTGTCCATTTTGCGTGCGCTTCGCAGTTCCACTCATCCACATTCACTTTGTAGTCTGGACGATCAGGAAACGGCTTTGTGACGTGACTTGGCTCATGCCATTTTAATCGATTGTTAGGCTGGATTGCAAACTCGCCATTGTCCAAGCAGATGAAGTGACCGCTCTTGTGCTCTTCGGGATGGATTGCTAGCGTGATGTCTGCGCCATGAGTGTAGTCTGGCCCCCACTGCATAGTCCAAAGGTAAATTCCTTCCGCCCATGTGCCATCCTTGAGATGCACCGAGACGCGCAGGCCAGAAAGAAAGTTGATCTCGACGATGCTGAAGTTTGCAGAGAAGCTATTCCAAAGCTGCAGATGATGAAACGGGTGGACGTGATCGTGCTCGTAGTCATGCAGCGAATGGATTGGTAGCTTGTCCCGTAGAGCGCCATTTTCGAGCAGCACTTGAAACAAAGTGCATGAGCCTGGTATTGAGCGAACAGAAACGGCTACGCCTTTTTCGTATTGGCCGGCGTGTTCGTCGTTGTTCGTTAGAAACTCGCGGCGAACGAGGCACTTGAGCGGTGGGATTGATGATTCGTGTAATGGCATGTTGTTAGCTCCTTGGTTTCATTGCGCCCTTGAATGGGAAGTTTAATTCGTCCGCCCATTTCCGCAGATGCCGCACGTTGATGTGCAGCCGCTTCTCCATGATGGCTAAGTTGTAACCAGTCAGGATTAAATTGGCGCGTTTAAGTATCGCCAATTTATCGGCTGGTGTTTTTTTCGTGTGGTTGCCCTTTGCTAAGTTCATTTTCGTGTGATGTGTTGTGTTTCATTGCTTTGCATTTCGCGCAGTCGGCCTTTGCAGGTTTTGGTGGTGTTCGTATCAGAATGGAATGTCGTCGCCTTCCACACCTTCCGTAATTGGCTCATCGCCAGAGTTATTTTGCGCGGCTTGTGCAACCTTGCGCGGCGCTGGCTGTGAGGCTTTAGGCGATGCTTGTCCCTGCGTCTTCTCGCCATTGGAAAGCAGCGTGAAGTCATTCACGACCAAGACAAGCTTTTTGCGTTGCTCCTGCGTTGCCTTATCAACCCATTCCTCCTGCTCGATACGCGCCTCAATGCCGACTTGGTGGCCCTTGAGGACGTATTTTGTGAACGTCTCGCCGCGCTCGCCCCAGATTTTGCACTCCCAAAAGATGGTTTTCTTTTTGTCTCCAAAGCCGACATCCATTGCGATAGCGAATGAAGTAATGCCCTTGCCTGTGGTGGTGGATTTCGTTTCTGGATCGCGGGTGAGGCGTCCGATGGTTTGATATGAATTCATGTTATTATTGGTTAGCTTTAGCTTCCTTGGTGCAGGGTTTCCATTCGTTCGAGCCGTGCTGGCGGCGTAGGTAGTTGGCGGCGAGTTCGCTGTAGGTAAGGGTATAACTCCATGCCAAAAACACTTCTTTGCAGTTCCAGTGATCTGCTGTTTCAACAACAACATGTTCAACAACATTTGATTCCTTGCGCCGAAACTCATCCGTTGCTTTGATGTCGTTAATTTCGAGTGGGACGAGGACAAGTTCGGGTTTGATACGATAAAGCACAACGCTACAGTTAAACAAAGGCTGAAGTACATCCTGCCAGATAGTTGCTCCATTCTTATCACAGAGCGCTTTAATCTGTATCACCTTGCCCGCTGCGTGCGCTGCTTTCAGTTCAGCGTATGGGTCTGGTGAAGAATCTGATTTTGCGACCAAACCTGCTTGCACCGCATCCAGCACCGCATCTCGGACGGCCTTGGCAAAGGTTTCGCGTGCAGGTCTGTGTAATTCCCAATAATTTTCATAAGTTGCCACTGCCGCTGATCCGATGTCTGCGAGTTCTTTAATTGTGTGTTCTTTCATTTTGTTATTCCTTGGTAATTGTGATTTCAATTCGTGGGTTTGCTGCGTCTTTTCTAAACACTGGCCGCTCAGGCCATAGCGCCTTGTCGTCTAAGATGATTCCGCTGTCTGCGATTCCGTCGATGCTTGATTTCAAACTAGCGATGAAGTTGTCAGGATCGGGAAACGTCAGCGTCTTGAAATACGCCTTCACCTCCATCTTCGCCTTCAGCCATCCTGGCGGTTTGCGAAGGTTAAGCGCCTCAAGTGATGCGAGGCCAGCGACCTTGCGCGATGCTTTGACTAGCTTTGCTCTTTTTGCCCAATGTATTCTAGCGTTTGGCGATAGTTCGCGGACGGGTAGCGGTAGTGTGATGGTTATTGATTGCATTGACAAATCACACTGGTTGTTGGCGTCTCGAAAACCTCTACCGCCGAGAGTTGCGGAAGACTCGGTTGAATAACGCGCATGAGCCACCACGCCAGATTCTCAGCGGTGGTTTCAAAGTCCATGTGGTCATTGAGAAACGTGTGGTCTAGTTTCTCAATGATGGGTCGCGTTGCTTTCGCGATATCGGCATAATCAACGACCCAATCGTTTTCGGGATTCAAAATGCCTTCGCAGTGGATGCGAACCTTGTAACTGTGGCCGTGAAGTCTGCCGCACTGGTGGCCTGTTGGCACTTTCGTGAGTTGGTGAGCTGCCTCAAAAGAGAAGTCTTTCCAGAGTTTGAATATGTGATTGAGTCGGTCTGATTTGTTCATAGTAATTCCAGTTGTGGGTGTTGTCCTTTGTCTGATTCAATTAGATATTGTCTGAGTCCTGCAAGTTGTTGAGCGTCTCCGCGAAACCATCCTGTGCCGTCGCATGATTCCGCCCCTGCGTTGTGGGCCATCCACAAAAGGCGATAAGTGTTCACCCTGCCGACATGCACGCGAGGGAATGTGCCCGTCCACATCTTGAGGCTTTGCCACTTCCACGACGTTGATCCTCCGACGAAAACAACGCTCGCCTCCTTTGGCACGTCACCAGTTGTCATGCCGTCTTGAGTGGCGAATGCTAAAGGAACGCCAAACGCAGACAGTGCCGCGTGGTGATGATCCCAAAGCCTTAGCGTTTCGTCTCTGTTGCCCACAGAGTCAGGCACAACAACCCATTCAGGTTTCCATGCTGCGTATGTTTCGAGGAACGTGTAGAGCGGGTTTTCGCTCCACTCGCGGCCCTGAGTGAATGCACCGAAGACGCCGTTGTCTAGCGCCCAAGGAACGCCAGGACGCGGCTCGCGTAACGCATCCACGGAATGCAGATGGCCGAGCCTGCCTGGGTGCTTCCCGAATAGAAAGCCGCATTCAAATCCTGTGTTGTTGGATGGCATCACTTTCATGCCTCGCCCTCCAGCGTGAGGCTCTTGACGATTTCAAAGCTGCCCTTTGATGTCTCGGTTGCATCGTGCAGCACCTCATCGACCAGGCTGTCGAGCGTCTTGCCTTTAGCGCCTGTGCTCTGTTTAATCAGAGTCTTGACAGCACCAAGAGGAATAGAGCACTCAGCAGCAAACGCATCGCCGGTGACGCCGTGCGTTGATAGCCGGCTAAACACGGTTGTGACATCTGACACGCTGCGCCGACCTTTGCGCTCGCGCAGAGAGTAGCCATCAATCTCGCCAGCAGCGATACGTTTGCGAAGTTCAAGATCATGAGCGACCAAAAACCACTCCATAAATTTGCGGCCACCTTCTTGAATGCGTAGCAGCATCTCGTTACTCATCGATGTATGATCACCCATGCGAGCAAAGATTTGAGCCTTTACCTGCTCATCAGTGCCAGTGATTGTGTCTGGGATAATGGCATCAGTGACTGACAACGCTGCGGCCTGAAACGCAGGGCAAACCATCTTGGCCTTGCACCATTTACAGTGATCGCCTGCCACAGCATCTGCCGCTGTTGCTCGCTCTGCCGTGTTGAGTGTGCTGTGCAATTTACCCTGAGCCTCGCGCAGCGTCTCAAGGTCGTATTGAGCCACGGTAGGCTTGCCAGCCCAGGGCTGAACGATTGCCACCGTTGCCGAGGTGATTGGTTGATAGAGCGACACAAGAGCAGCCAAAGCCATAAGCTGGTGATTGTCCACCGCATCGGCGGTATCGCCTCTGCCCGTCTTGTAATCGATGATCAGCGCATGGGAGCCGTCGATAATGATGAGATCGGCTTGGCCTGTGAAGCGCAACGCTTGCTGTGCCTTGTTGCTAACGACTACAGCTCTGCCAAACCGTGTCAAACCAAGGCGCATCTCTGTCAGCGTCTCCGTATCCTCGGAATTGATGTATTCAGCAATCAGCTCATCAGCTTGGGCCTTGCACATGTCGTGCGTCTGCTCCTCGTCAGAGGATAACGTGCTGATATTAGCCTCGCCAGCCAGCACCGCATGAATGCGTGTTCCTGCTGCTGCTGCTGCGCTTTCGGTGTCCTCAATGCCAAGAGCCATCTGATGGGACGGTGGGCACTCTACAAGGCGCTCAAATGCGCTTGCTGATGGTAGTCCATGACGTGGGTCGGTATTCATATTATTTCGATCCTTTCTTTGTGAGTTCGGCGAGTGGTGCAAAGTTTGTGTTCAAGAAGGTCAGCAGCTCTTGGCTGGCCTCTTCGATTGGGTAGTAGTCCTGTCCGCCTTCACCGTTGGCTTGCAGGGTTTCCAGCATTGCAGACCATTTAATGCCGGCGGCATCAAGCTGGAAAGCTATCTGTTCGGGTAAAGGTTTGGCGGACTCTTTAGCCTCAAGTCGGGCGATCTCCTCTTTCAAAAAGGTTGGCGGCGGGATGTCTTTTGGTTCCTCCTTTTTAGAGAAAATCTTGCTGCTGCTTGCTGGAGTGACATCGCGTGATCCAGCCAAGCCAGGTGTATTTAAAGCTTCATCCTCATCGGTAATGCCACTGAACCCAAACGCTACACGAGCGCCTTGGATTGTGGCTTTGTGCCTTAGCATGCGATGCTCCATCTTCCATGGGTCAGTGTTGCGTTTACACTCGCTGAGATACTCAGTAACGCGAACTGGCTTGGAGCGATCCTTGCGGTAGATAACCGCAGTGCAAGCGACCAGTTTTTCGCCTTCGTGTTGCCACTCGTAATCAAGACCATCAAATTGAGGGTGGTCATTCATCATTCGAAGCCAACCGTCAATTGAAACCACTGGAACAATGCCGCCGCCTTTAGCAGGAAAGGCATAGATTTCCTTTGTGAGTGGATTCAATCCGTATTCGTTACTGACAACGACAAGCGCAAACAACTCGTCATTTGTTGCGCCCTTAAACACAGTATTTTTTAGAGTGTCGAGCAGCTTTGCTGGATCGACTGAGAAGCGGCTAGCCATAACGGCGAGCGCGGATGTTTTAGATGTGGTGATTTGTGTGCTCATTTTTGTTGTGTGTGTTGTTTCGTTTATTTTCCGTTGATGATGTCTGCGCGGTTGTTCGCGGCTGCGTGTTGTTGCTCTAGATTGTGAGCTTCGTTAAGCCCTTCGATGTAAGTCACTGCATCGCGTAGAATAAAGCTCGCCATGTAGTCAGTAGCTTCAATGCCGCCGATCCAGATTCCGTTTAGCTCCAACTTGCCGTCGCTTCCGCTGACTTCGATGTGGAGCTTTGGGTGATCCTTCCAAGTAATGAGTTCGTGTCCTCGCTCAAGTGTCGGACTGTCGGCAGGACTCAGCTTGTCGAAGAACGCGGCGAGATTGAGAGCGATGGAAGCCAGCGCTGCGGGAGCGTCTGAGATACGCGGGACGATGCTAGATTTACCTGCGAGCAAAGCAGCGGCTGTGAGTGGTGAGTTCATAGTGATGTGTGAATTATTCCGTTTCAAACTTCCGATCTTGGCAATCTTGCCAGCCTTTATTATAGGCTGACCGGCGGATGTGATGAATCAACCTGTCTTCAATAACGCCCTGTCTCCAGATGAAGCAGGTGAAAGCGGCAGTCGCAAATAGCGATCCTGACAACAGGCACAAGATGTTTTCGGGACTCATTTCTGCGCTCCTTTCTTTGGAGCTTTGCGCTTGAGTAGCGCGGCAAGGCGCTCTGAAACCGTTGGAGCTTGCAAGGCTAGATGCAATGTGTGCTGTGCAATTGTGCGCTGGCAAGAGCGAGCGTCGTCTTTTAGTGCTTGATGCTGGCACTGTTCAGCGGTGATGATTATTTTCATGGGCGACGCAATAAAAGCACACGCCCAAGATTATAGCAAACTCTTTTTAACTTTATTTAACCAAAAAGATACAAGCGCAAACAATTGGCAACTAGCTTCCTGTTCGGCCCAACTTCGTTGCCGTGGGAACATTCGCCGGAAGGATGAATCAGATTTTTTTCCCAGCGGTCGCGAGGTTCAGCAAGTCCGTTTTCCTTGATGAACTGACCACAGAGGCGGGCAATACATGCCGCATCATCGGCGCTGCTCATTACTGTCTTTTCTGGTCTGGATGTAAGCCAGCCTGCGAATCCAAATACCGCTTCGGCGGCTGTGAGTTTGTCAGTGTTTTCCATATTTAGAGCGTTCCACAAGGCCGAACAAGGCACTGGTGCCAACCGCTGGGGCGGTCAGCTTTGTTGTATTTTCGTTTCCGCCACTCGCCCCAGCGGTGGCACAGTTTTATCGTTATACAGCGCTCTTGAAGCCGCATACTTCGCGCAGTTTTGCCATTGGGAAAGCAGGGCCAGGATCATTCTTCCTGCTAGGCGAGCAGTCCTCATGCCCAATGATATCATCAAGCTTGTAATGAGCTACGAGCGCCTTTGCGACCTCTTCCAGCGCTGCAATTTGAGCAGGTGGATATGCCTCCCACTCTTGCACCGGCCCGCCATTCTTGTGCGCGGCCTTGACCAGAGGCAACTTGCTCCACCGTTTTGCCAACGCTGCATCGTCACCGGCATTTGCCAGCTCGATGCCGATGGAGCAGGCGTTTAGACCATCGAAACCTCTCCACTTTGACTTGCCTGCGTGACCACACGTTTTGTTAAACGCACGGCATTGATACACCGCACCATTGCGATCAATGACGATGTGAGCGCTAGCACCATTGGCATCAAGCGAGCGCCAAAAGTTGATGCTACTGATTGCAGTTGCGCCAGATGTAAAATGAATCACCAAGAACCGACGCACCGGCATCGGAGCACCGCCAGGAATCAGTTCGTAGCTTGCGCGGCTAAGGAAATGCTTTTCAGTTATTGTCATTTTGTTCTTTCTGCTCACGTTCTGCCGCCCTGTCGCAGCTTACAAAGAGAGCGATTACCGTGAGTGCTCCAAAAGACACTAGGGCAAACGTGATACCACAAAAGATGCCGATAAAGTCCATTTAGTAAACCCTCCCATTGATAATCTTGTGGTTAGTCACTTCGTAGTTTCCGTCGGCTTGAGTTTCAACCCAAACGAATCCATGATTCCAACGATTAACAATGGCGTAATCTGGACTCAGATCGCATAGGCAACCAGTGCTCCAGCATGATGACAACTTTTTGTTAAGCCCTGTGCTTTCGGTGTGCTCAGATGTGCGGTGCCAGTGTCCGCAAATCAACGACTCCTGAACACGCATCCAGATTCCACGCGCAGGGTTGACGGGTGACGACATGCCCTGCGGCAGTTCGTGCCCATGATAAATTGGCAGGTTGCCTAACCGAATGAGCGTCAGCGATGGGACAAGTTCGATGTTGAGTTCATCGAACTTGAGCAGGACGGGAAGCTCGAAGTCGCTAACGCCCAAAAGCACCGGCGCATTTTTGACGAGAAACATTTCCATCCTAGCCTCATGGTTGCCGATTTTGTAGAGAATTCTTGCGGTTGGGAACTGCTGGCGAAGGTAAAAAAGGAACTGGCGGATCGCGTCTAACTCGTCGGATAGCGATCTGCGCGGGTCTTTATCGTGTCGGCTCACTCCGTAGAAGTCACCGATGTCACCGTTGAGTATAACCACATCGGGTTTCTTTTTTTTGCCGTGGGCGATGGCAGCGGCAACGGCGACCTCATCGTGGTAAGGGATGTGGATGTCTGACAAGATCAGCACCTTCAGCGCACCGTCCAAAACGACTGGCTTGCGTGATGTTGCCTGTGTTTTCGGCATGATATTCTTTTGCCAGCCGAGCGGCTTGAATGCCGATTTATCAACGATATACTTTTTTCCTTTGGCTCCCGCTGCTCCCCGCGCATGACGCACTGTGTTTCGAGCATTCTCCAAAGTTGTAAACACCTTCGGCTTTTCCTTAAACATCACACGGGCAATCGTGCGGTTTTCCACGTCTGGGAAACGTGCGATGAATTCTCTGGCGATTTCGGTTTTAGTCATATGTTTTGTTAGCTGTCGGTTTTTCGGTAGCCTTGTTTCCAAAGGGCATTGCCCATAATTCGTCCTGCGTGCAAAACCTTTGCTTCACTCCAATCAGGAGCAAGGTGATGGATAATCTCATGGCAGACAATCTCAAGGCGTTTCTTGCCTCTTAGCCGTGAGTCGATTTCGATTGTGCCGTCACTCCAACAAAGCCCGTGCGCGCCGTGTTTGCCGAGCTTGCGTTCTGTTATGGTCGGCGGCTTCGGCATGGGTGGGATCACTGCGCCTTGCCGATGGTTAGTGCGCGTGTGAATGCCGCCTGTGAATAGAGTTTCTCACCTGTGGCTTTCCAGCGACCTTCGAGGAACTGGTATTCTGTGCCTTCAAGACTTGTCACCGAGGTCGGCGTGTAAAGTGCCGATGAGTTTATTGAGGACTCTGCGCTCTCGGTCAAGTGACTCGATTTGCAAGAGGCTAGACTCAGTAGCGCCAACACTAAGACGGAGCATTTCACGATCAATTTCATGGAGTCGTTGGAAAGGTTTTGATGCGTTGACCGCTAGCCAAACTCTCAAGGCTAACTTGATGAGTTCAACTATGCCAATCATACTCCTGTCTTGTCACCGTCCTTAGCGGCTACCAGACCAAGACTAACCAACAGACCAACAACCGTTGCCAGTTCGTCAGCATACTGTGGGAGCCAAGTAGCAGTGATGATAGCAGCAATGCTGACAATGCCAGCGAGAGTCGTTTTCCAGTTCTTGAGTAGGTAGGTTTTCATTTGCGTGGATTACGTTTTATTGCGTGGATTACGTTTACTTGCGAAGGTTTTTGATGATCAAAATCACACCTGAAATACAGCCAAGCACGCCAGCCAGAATACCGACCGCGAGCGATGCCAACTTGAGCGACATCTCCATATCAGCGTGGGTAGCAAGCGAGCTGATGAGAGCTACAACGGAGCCGACAAATGGAGTGAAGTGGTCGTTCATGAAAGATAATTAATCTGCGGTTGTTCCTTGGCGAACGGTTGGAGCTGGATCTGAACCGTCTCCAGCGGTTATATAAGTGCCACTCCACGGATTAGCGGGACTATTGGTGGAGAAGTAATAAATATCACCACCACCACCACTAGCCCTAATATAATATTCGCTACTATCCCACACGAATGACACGCTGTTGGCATTAGTGTATTTTGTTCGTCCTCCCGATGTGCCATCAGGACTAGATAATCCATTTGCATTTTCGGTGCCAGCACCTGACACAAATACAGCGTCGATTAAAGCAGGAGCAGAGCTAGCACTCGGCCCAAAGGCAGACGTAAATGCGCCTTTTACCAAGCCGAAAGCTGAAGCAAAAGCGTTCATTTAGTTATCAATGACAACGTAAACGCCTGTGGTTCCAGTGGCGGAATAAATGCGAATCTCTTTAGCGTTAGCAACGACTGAAATGCTGACTGATAATCCATCAGCCAAAACTATTTCCCTGCCTGCTGTTACATCGTTTGCCATCTGAATAAATAGCGTCTGTCCAGTCTTGTTAAGGATAGAGACGCGAGTGGCAGGAATGTCTGCAAGTGCGACATAACTAGCGGTTGCGGTTACAGAGCGGAGAATAGAGGCGGCCATGAGTGCTATGGTGGTATTAATTATCAGATTTGCAACTCATTATTGAGAAAGTCAGTCTTCTTCGTCTCCGTAGAATAAGGTGGTCGTATCCTTAAATACTCGGTCGGCTACACCTGGTGCTGCGCCGGCTGGTGAGAATGGAGTGCTAAGAGCGCCACCGGCCTTCATAATTTCCCATGCTCCACCAAGGAAGTCTTCCTCTTCAATTTTTTCTGGCAGTTTCTCGATGGATTTCAGAAACTGGTCGGAGATATCGACCAAGGGATTTGTGGAGGATCGCCAATTGCGCGGCTTATCCTGCTCCTCGCCTGTGATCTTTTCCGCAGCGTAAGCGACTGCTGATGCGATAAAGAACTCAGCAGCAGCACCAAGCAAGAACAAGCCCTGCAAAGGCCCAACAAGCGCAGCGCGGATGAAGTTATCCACTTCCCATTCTTTGTCGTCATCCTTAAACATCGACCGAGTGACGGCATTCGCGACTTGGAACATCAGCCCAGGAATGACCCAGTAAGCCAAGACCTTCCTCGCCACTTCTTCATTGGTAGCACCGCCACGTTGCCGCTTCATGATTGCCTCACCAACAAGGCCAAGCTTCTGTCGAGGATCGGACGAGAACATCGACAATAGATTGAAGACTCCGCTGGCATCATTTTCGATCAGTGACCTGCCTGACCAGTCATTTGGTTGAGCGGTTCTGCTTACTGCGATCTCCATTTCCCGTGCAGCGTATTTGTGAGCGGCTTCATCGCCGGCGCCTGCTTTCTCAGCTTGAGCCAATCGATCACCGTAAACCATTGCAGCAGAGTAGGATGTCAGCACGGCGTCGGCATATTGGGTGGGTGTCGAGCCGTAGACCAATGCGTTCTCTATAAGTCGCAATACGATGTTCGGAGCTTTACCGCGATTCGCTAAAATATGCCTGATCTCAGGAGTGCCGCCAAGCTCAAGTCGGTTCTGAATGATGTTGGTATCCCACATCCGACTCCAGTGCTGAATGCCTCTAGCGAATGCCGCCGGCCAACGTGTGATTGGAATTTCGCCAAGTGAATAGAACACGCTCGAAAGCGTCTTGATTGATGTGCCAATGTTGAAGGCCAGAGCTTTCATTGCCACGCCAGATTTGATGTTACGCATCATTCTGGAGGAATGCATGACCAGGGCACCTTTACTGACGCCTCGAGCCATTTCTAACTGCACCCATGAAGAGACTGCCTGCATTGCCTCGTCGCCGTGTTCAGATTGAATTGCAGCACGCACCTCTGGGTTTAGCATGACTGCTTGTGTATCGCGAAGATGCTCGGCCATGTTGATCCAGTAATCCATCTGCACAAAGTGCGACTGATAGACTCCCAGTGCGCTTTCGATTCTCAGCGATGATGTCCTACCTCGACGGGACTTGGTAGCACCAGGGTTGACCGATTGCGAAACGACATTGGAGTTTAGCGGATCCAGCGCAGCTTGGTTGCCCTGATGGTTCTTGAGCAACGGAGCGTAGAACTGAATCTGTGGCATCCGAGTGTTGAATAGCTTCATGAATACCTCGTTGGCGGCATCGTATTCGTTTGCGTATTCCGCACCAAACCAGGCCAACCAGTTCTTGGATTTGTCAGACATAAAATTATCAAGCTCGGCCTGAGTGATAAGGTCATATCCATGCACCGTTTGCTGATCAATGATGCCTGGTTGGCGCAATGCCATTGCCATGTAGACAGCCTCCATCTGCGACAGTGGAATCTCAATGCGAGTGCCTTTGATTTTGATGCGATTAATGGTCAAGTTGCGCTTGCGTGATGTCGGCAGGTTAGACCATGCGTCCATCTCGTCCTCCCACATCTGCGCCTCTTCGGCAGAGTAACCGAATGTGGATGGAGACTTGATGATGCGCTCAACTTCCTCAACGGTTTTCGTGTCGTTTTCCCTCTTCTCACCTTCCATCTTGGTCACGCCACTGCGCTCAACTCTGGTTTCCATTTTCTCCAATTCGATGTCGAGACGAATCTTTGACTTGGTGCCGTAGAGAGTCCGCATGAAATCACGCAGACCTTTCTTTCGTGCGGCTTGTCTAGTCTCAAACGCATTTACGCCGAGGATCTTTTGCTCATCAAAGTGATCGGCAGTTTTATTGGATCGGCCAAAGACTGAAGATAGCACAAATCGATGCGAACCGAGTTCGCGCAGCAGTCCTTTCATCATGCCCTTTGTGGTGCCCTTGCCCTTGTCTTTACCTGCCTGCACTGTCGCGGCATTAGCAGCGCCGGCAAACGCATCAGCTTTTGCTTGCTCTACCATCTTGGCGACTTCAGCAGCACGAGCCTCGTCGAGCACCTTGCGAGCATCGCGACCCTGCTTCATCAGATCTTTAAGATACTCGTGCGCTACGTCCATTTCTTC